TTACTTCTCGCATTTATATATATTTTTTTAGTTTTTCGTCTAGCCTATCCATTAAACCTTTAAGACCTTCGCGTACGCTAGGAAAAAAGTAAGGCTTAGGTTCTATATTTACTTGGCGCTTACCTTCGCCTTTGAATAGTTGTTTTATTTCACTAGCACTAAAGCCTAGCGCGCGCGCGTGCTTTGTATCTACTAACCCCCCAGTTCCAAACTCTTGGTAAGGCGCGTACTTTTTGTTATAACCTACTTCTGCGGTGTTACCTTTTTTAGCCATATATACAGACTGTTTTAGTTTTCCTGTAGGCATTTTAAATAAACCAGCGTCTATACGTTTAGTACTACGCCTTACTATGTCGCTAGCAGTTTTACCTACTTCGCTACTAAGTTCCTGGCGCGAAAACCTTTTAAGCTGCTTTAGCTTTTTGTCTAATATAGCCAGGTCGTTAGGGTTTATTTTTGCGTTCATTAGTCTATTTTAGTAGCTGTTAGCGTAGCATAAAAGTCCTGTTCGTGTTCTACTATACTGTTAATTCTGTACTTAGGTCCAGCGCCTTCTATTTGTAATAGGTCTTGGTCCTGTATTTCGTCTACAGTTTTTTTGCGCATTACTAGTTCTATTCCTACAAAGTGCTGGCGCTGTCCGTTTTCACTTTTTATATTACCGTCTATATACGTTAAACTAGCCCAGTAGGTAGCTACAGTAGCTTCTGTAGAAGTAAAGCCGCCAAACTCGTCGGCTGTTTTAGTTAGCCTTACTACGGCTATTTGTGTATCTAGTTTGCCAGCGTCCATTATACAAACATTGTTTTATAGCTAGTTAAAAGCGCCTTAGTTTCTGTTGGTATTTTATTTAATGTTACGCCTACTTCAAAGTCGCTGCGGTTATCGTATAGCGTGCTTATGAATTGTAGCATAGCGTTCTTTATAAGATCGTCGCTTAGTCCAGCAGTTACGTAAGTTATTTTAACATCTTTAGCGCTACCGCCGTCTAGTTCTATACGTTCGTTATCCAGGCCTTTTACAGTATGTGCAGCTGTATTACCTTCGGCAGTTACAGTACTTATGCTAGCTATAGGACCAAAGGGTATATCTATTAGCGCTTCTGTTTGGCTTAGGTAGTACGTTCTGTTTTTTGCTACTATATCGCGGCTTATGTAGTTTTCGCACCATTCGCGCGCCTGGGTTATCATTCTAGTAATTAGACTATCGTCGGCGCTAGTGTCTATTCTAACGTAGTTTTTAACGTCGCTAGCTGTTAGTAGTTCGGTTCCTGTAGTGCTGTTAATTTTTATTTGACGCATCTTAAAAATAATTTCTGTAAAAATACGAAAAAAAAAGCGCCACTTTTTACAGTAGCGCCCTTAGAGAAACAAATGAAAAAAACAGAAAATTATAAATCAATCAGCGCAAAGTTATTAAAATTGTCTTTATACTTCCCTTGCATTGATAACCTTACGCTTCTTTGTTGATAATTAGGTATAATAAAAAAGCCGTCTAGTACTGTAAAGTAGATAGCGAAAAAATCTACTTCGTCTTTTGTGTAGAAGTCTGTAGTACGCCTTAGTACTATGTGTATGCTGTCGCGGTTAAATTTACGTTCGGCGCTTACGTTCTTTACTTGTATCTTATATAGCTTTAAATCGCGTTCTATAATACAGTCGTAAGGGCTACTATCTAGCAAAGGCATAGATACGTTAAAACCTTCCTGTATGGCTTTTACGCTAAATTTATATTCTGCTAAGCAGCCTAGCTGGTTTCGGTCCACTTTGTTTTAAGTTGCTTCCACTAAGCTACAAAAAAAAACCGCCCTATAAAGGACGGCTTATTAACAATCTATAAAAATAAAAATGAATAAATCTACACTATTTAGCGCCAGTGTAGTGACGCATTACGTTACTAGCTTCTGTAAGCTTTTTTATTACCAGTATTTTCTGGGTTGTCGGTAGCTTATTAAAACTGTCCTGGTCTACCAGGTTTTTAAATTCCTGTAATATACTATTTTTTGTCATAACTTAATACACTTATTCCTAAAACAAACATAAAAAACGTACCTACTACGTCGTCGTATAAAGCTAGGTCGCGCATACCCAGCGCTAATAAACCCCAGCCTAGTATTGGCTTTATATACTTCATAGCCCTACCCATTTGTCAGCGTGCGCGCATAGTTGGCAAAACGTGCATACTAGTCCAAAAGCAGCTACGTATATTATCGTATCGAATATAAAGTTTTCTATCTTGCGTTTCATTGTTTTATTATTTGTTTGGCTAAACTACAAACTAATTTTAAACTATACAAATAATTCTTAAACTTTTTTACAGGGTATAAAAAAACCCCAGTCGTTAAACTAGGGTTTTGTTTAGTGTATAGCGTTATACTACTAGGCAGTTTCTAAGGCTGCTTTGTCTACGCTAAAGTCGCCAGTTACAAAGGCGTTAGGTAGATAGTTAGTAAGTGCTACTCTTTCCTGTACTCTTACAGTTACAAAACCGTCGCGTACGTTAGTGCCGTCTTCTTTAAAGAATTCTACACCTACGTTATCACGTACCCATAATTGCGTACCCATTCCGAAGTTACCTACTAAATACTTATCAGAAGTAATAGCTGTATTCAAAATAACTGGTACACCGTTAATACGTGGCTGTAGCCCTTGGTTCCAATCTTTTACTAGGTATTCGTTTTGCGAAGACTTTAGTAATAAAATTTTGTGGAAGTCAGTAGGGTTAATCATAATGTAGTCAGCAGCGTAGTTAGCTAGTGCTAATTGGTTTAACGCTACAGTAAGTACGTCAAATTCGTTAGCGCTTTCAATAGCGTTAGCAAAACCACCAGCAGCAAAAGCTGTAGCATCAGAAATAATACCGCTTAGCTGTGGCGCTACGCCTGTACCATTTAAGATCTGGTTGTCTTCTACTTCTAATAGTTTTTCTGGCGCGCGTGCAGAAAGGTAGCTAGTAAGCTGTGGCGTATCGTTTAGCATCTCTTCTGAAATTCTAAAGTATGTACCAATTTTCTGTACGTTAGCATCAGACGCTGTAAAGTCAAAGTCAGACTGAGATAGTGTAGAACCTTCAGCTGTTGCACCAGCACCGTTAGAGTAACCGCTTTCTTTTACGAAGCGTACTACGTCAGACGCAGTAGAACCTTGCGCGATTAGCTGGCGCATATGAACCAAACGTGTAGGGTCATATTTGTAGCCAGGTACGCGGTCAGCTGGTATAACTTCGCCTGTAAAATCGGCTCCTGTAGTCATATCCGCCTTCACTTCGAAACGTGCAGCTTTAGACATTCCGTTACGCATAGCGTCAATAGCACCGCCTTCTATAGCTTCCATTAAAGCGCCTTTGAAAGTTGCTTTTTTGCCAGCTTCAAAGTTCTTTTTATTAGATACTTCTAACGCGTCGATACGTTCGTTAAATTTAGTTGTTAGTGTAGAAATTTCAGACTTTAACATTTCGTCTGCTTTTCCAGTAGCGCTTTCTAGCGCTTGTCCGTAAGCCTTTTCCAATTTAGCGTCGATTACGTCGCCTAATTGGTCTAGGTGTTTTTTAGTATTATCTTCCATTATAGAAAAATTAAAAAAGTTAGTTGTTAAATTTATTTATTAAATACTCGAAAACTTCTTGGCTGTTATCCACTGGCTGCGTGTCAACAGACGGCGCAGTAGCTTTAGAGAATAAACCCTTTAGTTTTAGTAGTTCGGCTTCGATACAGTACCCCATTTCGTCGCTTATATCGCCTTTGCGTACAAGTTTAGCTAGTGCATCGTATCTTTTTAAAATATTTTCCTGGGCTTTTTCGCCTTTAACGTCTAGTATTTTAGCTTGGTCGTTAGCCGCTAGTGTTACGGCGCTTACTTCGTATAGCTTTACTTCCGTTATTTCGCGGTAGTCCATTTTGTTTTCCTTTTGCATTGGTAGAATACCTACGCTGTTTTCAGTAATTACGCCAGCTTTCATTAGTTCGATAACGTCGTTACCTAGTGTAGTCTTGGCTATTTCAGCTGTAAACATTAAACCTTTATCGTCTTCTACTAGTTCTACCATTTTACCTAGTGGCTGCGCCATATTGTGCTGGTATAAGTATTTAACGCGGTGTCCGTTTTCTTTGATCGTCTTAGCGTATGCACCAGGGCGTATAATATCGCTGTCGCTATCTTTGTTATTAAAGTAGCTAGCGTACCCTTTTACAATACCTTTTTTTTCGTCCGCGTCTACTAGTTCGCCTAGTGGCGCGCTTTTAAATAAAATACTCATATTAGAATAATTTGTACAAATTTACGGTTTTTTTATTAGTGTTACTTCGCCACCGTCGTCGGTGTTTTCGCCTTCGTCTATATATTCTAGTACTAGGTTTTCTTTTAACGCTTTGTCTAGTAATTCTGTTAGCTGGTCTACGCCTAGTACGTTAAAATAATTTAACGGCGTTTCTAGTTCTGGGTGTAGCTGTTTGTATTTTTCTATTAGCTTTATTAGTTTTTCCATTAGCTTGCGTTCTTAATTAAATCGTCCCATATCCTTATAGCTTCGTCGTAGGCTTTAGGAAACATAGCTTTAAATACTGGGTTTCCATTGTAATAAAAGCTGGCTGTATTTGCTAGAAATTCGGCGTGCTGTCCGTAAATACCAATGGGGTTATAGTATCTAGAAACACTGTGCCCATAACCTACGTTGTTTTTAGTTATTGCGCCAAACCAGTCAGCCATAGCGCCCCAGTATTCGTTAAATTCACTTTCTGGCATATTTTTAAATTTCGTTAGGCGTAGTTCTCTATATTCATTACCAAACGCTTCTAGCCTTTTATTTATAGGTCTTTGTATAGCTACCCTGTCGCTATAGCTTTTACCTTCGCCTAATTCTTTTTGTAGCCGTTTAAAATATTTCACTACTAAAGGGTCTGCCTGTTTATATGGGTACGCTAAACCTAGTTGGCGGTGTATTGCGTGTCCGTATTCGTGTGCTATTACTACTTGCGTTTCTTTAGCGCCCTTTTTAAACCTTCTAGTATCTATATTTATTACGCCGTTATTGTGGGCGCTTCGACGTTTGTAAAAAGTTATTTTTACGTCTTCTTTAAGTAGTTTTAAAAAGGTTATATCGCCTACGTCGTAGCCGTCTTTACGCGCTTTCTCTAATTGCTGCCAGCTGCTATATCCTGGGTGTTCTGTACGTTCTAAGTAGTCGCCTAGCGGTTCGCCTTTGCCTTGGTCTGGTCCGCTGTACCTTGGCTTAGGTTTTGGTTTTGTTGCGCCTATAGTAGTGGCTATACTTGCTACGTCTGCTGCTGTTAGTCCACCT